CATCCATGCTCAAGTCAGCACTATCTAATTTAAATAATTTAGTAGCACCACCAGCAAATATGCTTGTTGTCGTACTAAACTTACCAGCAAATACATTGTTAAGATTTTCGCTTGCAGCAGCAGAATAGTCTACGGCTAATGGGAATGGATTATAGCCTAGCGCAGTTGGTACTACATTCTGTGCAACAGACAAGTTCTCAGCAACACCTGCTAAGTCTGGAGTCCATTCTGTAAATGCTATACGTTGGGTAGCCATAGTGTTCCTTTATAAAGTAGGCTAATAGCCAAGGTAAATTATATACCCTAATAAACCGCCTAGTGTTGTGGCTACTGCATCCCATACATCTGGAGTGTGTGTGTCTTGGTGCAAGTAATCGTAAATCTCTTTGCCAATCGCCCCAACAACAGCAAATAACAAACCGTAGCCAAATAATTGACCAATAGCAAATAGAATAACCCCACCTAGACAATGATATATTTTGTCTGATGGAATATTGTTTAGAAAGGCTAGGATTTTCTCTATCATTATTTACCTTGTATTTTTTTAGGTGAATTAATTTGTTTTAATATTATTATTTTTTACTTATTAATAAACCAAGAATAATTTACATTCCCAGCTCCACTATTAGTCAGATACCAATAACTACCAACAATGCTAGATGTTACAAAGTTAGATGAACCGCCAATATAAGTCATAGTAGGTGCATTATCCCCATCATAATTAAATTTGACAACATACACCGCAGATTCTGTTAAAAGACCTGCACCAGTATTTCTACTAGCAAGTAATAATAAACAAGCCCCGCCATTATTTTGATTTATATTAATTCCTGTATTAATTGCTCCAGTTCCTGACCCAGCCTGCCCTCCAATACCACCTAAATTAGTAGCATTAATGCTTGTATTAGTTTCAGAAACTGCTGATGACCTTCCTACCCAAACTCTATTATTAGCGTCTTTAATTAATCCACCACCACCTACATTAAGCGTATCTGCGCTTGAATCACCTAATATTGTATTGCCTGTAGTTGTTAGTGTAGTAGCAGTAGTCGTTCCAGTAACAACAAGGTTACCTCCTACGGTAAAGTTGTCTGCATCTGTACCAGCTTGTTGGTCTTTAAGTTGTGCCATCAATTCACGGATAGCGTTATTAATTCCACTAGGCGCACAACCCTCGGCAATATCAATACCACCAATGTCGGTATTATTTGCTGGTGTTGATGAAAACTCACTTATCTTATTCTTAGCCATAATTTATCCCTTTAAAAGCCATGTATTACTGTTTGCCGGTGTATCTGTCCATGTGTTTGATGTTACCGATGTATCTGTCCATGTATTGCTTGTTACTAATGTTTCTGCCCAAGTATTTGCAGTTACATTTGTGTCTGTCCATGTATTGTCACTAACAGGAACATCTATCCAGTTATCACCTAACTTTATCCCATTAGCAATAACAGTAGCATTACCTGTAATGTTGCCTATGCCGTTCCATATTGCTCTACCTTGAGCAGTTACTAAAGCAAAGCCATTAATATGAGCATCTGCGCTGTATTGAACACCACCAAGAGCTGTAACTGTAGCAAGCCCGACTACCGAGCCTGATGCAGTTCTAGTTCTTATTGCGTTACTTGTAACTGTTGCACTACCATTTATGCTACCAGCAGCAGTTCTTATTCTCAATGCACTAGATTGTACTGTGGCATTACCTACTATTGATGCATTTGCATTATAAGTAACGCTAGAACCGCTAGAAACGCTTGCTAACGCATTAATACTTCCAGTTGATGTCCTAACCCTAATAGCATTAGAACTAACTGTTGCAACCCCATTAATTTGAGCTGAATTTAATCGTATTACATAAGCACTAGCTGTTACGTTTGCATTAGCTACTATTATAGCATTTGCGTTGGCTATTTTATAAGCATTTGCTGTAACCAGCGCATTACCATCAATACTAGCAGATGCTAAAACTATTTGACTAGCTAATGAGCTAAATGGTATTTGCGAAAATGCTGCTATCCCAAACATTATTTAACTCCTAATTGTGTTTCCAATGCCTTTATTTGTTCTACTTGATTATTCACAATATCTTTTAGCTCTTGGATTGCTATTTGCTGTTCTTTAAATCCAGCAACCAACAATGGGATTAAGTCGGTATATCTAAGACCTAATGTACCTTCTTCATCTTCTTGAGCATCAACAGCTTCAGGCAATACCGCTTGTACATCTTGTGCAATTAAGAAAGCACGGCTAATTGTTTCTTCATCGGTAATATATCTACCTGTTACTGTTCTTAAAGTGTTTAATTTGTTGCTTGCATCGGTAATAGGCTCAAGGTTTGTTTTTTGTCTTTCGTCAGACAATGAACCCCAAGATGTGCCACCAGCAGCTAAGAAAACACCAGCAGACATATTACATACTACGTTAATCCTGTTTGCCCCAGTACCGCCATTTCGCTCTGCTGAAATGTATGCGCTATCAGCACCTCCATAACCCCAACGTAGTCTAGCTATTTCTGTACCTGAACCTGCCCCTGCAACACCATTTCGTGTACCTATTTGAAAGCCTTGGTCAGATGGATTTGCGCCTAACCGTGTGCCTATTGTAGATGCTGCATAGTTATACATAAACATACTGCCAGCACTAGCCGTACCAATACCTAAATTCCCATTAGCATCTAGTGTCATTGCTGTGGTAAATGATATGGTATTTCCTGCTGTGCCTGATGGGGCTGTTGACCATTTGTGAGTACCATCTCCAGCATTACCACTTTGCTGATACAAGGTAGCATAATTGGAAGTAATGTATTTCCAGTTTGCGCCATCATAGTAAGCATTAGAAGCGGAATAATTCCCGTTACCTAAACCACCAAAACTTGCGTTTACAACTTGAAGTGCTTTAATTGATGACCAAGCACTAGGAGTTACACCTACGCCAACATTGCCACTAGAATCAATCCTCATACGCTCTGTAGCGCCATTATAAAATGTTAATGCGTTTGCGTAATTAGCAATATCCCATTGAGAAGCTGCTGTTTTAATTGAAAAAGCTGCGTAAGAAGTACCATAAAGTTGAACAAGTTTTCCCCATCCAGCAGGGTCTGCAACAGAACTTGTATTAATCAATAAATTACCACTACTATCAATCCTCATAGCCTCAACACCGCCCTCAGCAAAGGCAATGGTATCGGCAACAGGGAAGAATACACCTGTGTTAGTATCACCAGCAGTTGTAATAGCAGGTGCAGCAGCAGAGCCAGCAGAGAATGTAGATATTCCACTAGCACTAATAGTAGTAGCAGCAACGGTAGAAGGTGTAGTAGCACCTAGAGTGCCGTTTAGTGCTTTGTTGGTAAGCGTTTCAGTACCGGCTAAAGTAGCAAAGTCACCATCTGAAAGAGCTGTATTGAATTGTGCTGTTGTGCCAGTTAAAGTATTGCTGGCTAAGTTGATTGTTTTATTAGTTAGAGTCTGTATATCGTCTATGGTTACAGATTTATCGGCAGGATAGGTACAGAATACATTTTTAATGCCTGCGCTAAACGATATGGCAGAACCTGTAGAGGATGCAAGCAAAGTAGTCCTTGCTAACGTACCGGCAGCGACAGTTCCAATACCTACTTCCCACTCTGTACCGCCTACAATAGCGTAGTAAGTTGTGTTGCCATTGCCGACTGCGCTAGAGAATGTAGCAAAGCCACTTACAGCACCAGCAAGAGTAAACGTGCCAGTACCAGTAGTGGTTGATGTTTCCTGTACCCTATCCTTAACTATAAGAGGCATAACTTACCCCTAAGACAATGTAACTGAAAGGCTACCAGAAGCTATCTTAAATATGTCACCTACATCAATTGTTTTAGATGCATCTAATGGAGTGTGATATAGCAAATTACCAGTAGTCAATGCATCGTATAGACCAATCCAGCCAACTGTACCCCATGCCACGGTACATTGTGGGAATGTGCAGTCTGCGTTAGATAGACTAGCACCATTAGATGGTGCAGCAAATGTTACTGCTGTACGAGCGTAAGAGCCACCAGATACTTCTGTACCTGTACCAGCATCGGTAGGGTCGCTAGTAAATAGTGCGACATAGATTGTTGTTGGTGCTGTGTAAGCTGTGCCTCGTAGCGTTACATTAATCAGCGCATTTTCTAAGTAATTGGACATTTCTGACATAATAATTCCTTTATCGTGTTGCTATTGAGATTGCAATTGGTGAACCAGCGTACTCGCCTTGGTCATCTGATACGGTTAAAGCATTTACACCACGGTCATACAATGATGCCCATGTTTGTAGTCGTGAGTCATTCATAATATATGGCTCTGCCTCACCCAATGCACCATAAAGCAACAAGTCTGGGCATATAGCCATAAATGCGTTAGATGGCACGGAGTTGCTTAAAAATGCTGGTGCAGCGTAGTACAACATACTTAGCGTGTAGTTGCTGTCTGGTATTGGAGCTAATTGAAACTCTTGAGCTAGTACGGTGTATTGATGTGGTAACCCTGTATCTGTAGTACGAGCATTGCGGAATAGTGCGCTAGGTGACTGATACTCTAATGTTGCTGCTGGGTTTGTTGATACGTGTAAGTCACGCATCTGCAAGAAGTCTGATGGTAGCTCTACTGTAGAGTCACCGGCTGTTGCAGTTGTTGTTACTACCTTTAGCATTTGGCGAATACGGAGTTCTCTGCGTAAACGTGTTTCAGCAAGCCTAATGAAGTCAGGAATCATTGCCGTTAAGTCACTACGAGCTAGGTAGCTGGCAATCGTAGTCTGTAAATCAGAGTAATTTGTCAATGCCATTATATGCGCCCTGCCCTTGTTCTGAATGCCCTATTATCGGGATTGTTTAACCATTCGTTAAATCGTTTCTTATCTATTACTGCAAAGCCTCTTGTTATGCCTTGCTTTTCTAATTCGGAGAAAACTGTAAGCGGTATAGATGCTACCTTGTTACTAAAGGCATCGTTGCCCCATGTCTTACGTTCGTCTTGAGCAGCGTACTCACGCTTGTTCATCTCAAGTATGCCAGTTATGTCTTGGCTCTTAGCTATAACTAATTGGTCACCGTTATCAATAAACGATGTATTGGTAATGCCGTTGGATATTGTATTACTCATAAGACCTCGTAATGGGGGAGAGTTTCCCCTCCCCACATATCTAACTAATTACTAGGTTAAGTCAGCGATGATACCGTGTGCTGCTTGGTTTTTAACTTCTAATGTGTACTCAACTAGTAACTGAGTTAAATCAGCATCACCAGTTTTTGCAAGCTCATTAGTTTGGAATGGGCGCAAGTAAGATACAGCAGCCATTTCAGGGTCTAATAAGAATGCTACGTCATCACCGTCTGAGTTAGGAATGAAACGGTTAGGCACGATAGAGATAGTACCAAAGTCAGAAACATAAACGTCTGCTGCACCGATGATGGCTGCTTGAACATTGCTAGGTACATCTTTAAAGCGAGTAGCGATACCGGCAAATGTAGATGCAACTACTTTTTGTGCTGGAGTTACCATCAACAATGTTGGTGAACCACCGTTAGTGTAAGTAGATTGGATTACTGTGTTTAAGATAGTTGCTGTGAAAGCACGGTCTGTACCAGTTACACGAGCAGTAGTACCCAAAGAACCAGCAGTACCAGAAGTACCACCAGAGTAGTTTGAGCTTAACCATGTTTGTAAGCCACCCAAAACACGAGCAGTAGAAGAGTCACCAGCAGAAGCAACTTGGTTGCTTAATAGGATAGCTTCCATGTCACGTTTGATTTCAGCAGAAGCCTTAGCCAATTGGTATGCTTTTTCTGATTTACGACCAGCTTTGTTTACAGTTTCCAAAGTACCAGAAATTTTAATGGTTTTTTGTGAAATTTGTGTACGGTTACCAACACGAGTAGTTGGAGATAGTGTTGCGTCAGATGCAGTTGCACCCTCAACCACAGCGTTTGATACGTTTACAGCAGCCAAGCTGTCTGTTTGCCATTCGTGGTATACAGCAGTAGCTGCAGTTTTACCAACAGATGTCATAAATGGTGTATCTGTAGGTGAGATGTTGTAAATAACATCAGCCAAGTCTTCACGTTGACCGATGCTGGTATAGGTTTGATATGTTGCCATGATAATTCCTTAAATAAAGTTTTCAAAGACAGATGCAGCGTCACGCACCTTGCCTGATTTTTGTAATTGAGCCATAGTCTTTTTAGCTTTGTCAGTATTTACAGATGTATTACTGTTACCAGACTTAATCGTCTTAGGCGGTTCACTAACCCTCTTGTTTAGTTGAGGCTTAGACTGTTGTAATTTGTCGTACTGCATTGCCTTATACAATGCCATAACGTGCCGAGCATCTCTTACTGCTGATAGCTCTTGGTCTGAGAATCCTAAGTTCTTTGCAAACTTACGCAAATCTGACCTTAGTGTTTCACCTTTTACTGGGTCGCTATATTCTGGTAGTGATTCAGACAATACGGCAGCCTGCTGAGATAGATATTGTTGCATTCCTTGCTGTTGCTCCGCTTGTTGCATCTCTGCAATGCGTTGTCTTTCAGCTTGTACTGCATATAACTTCTCTTTATTCTGCGACATCTCTGCCACTCGTACAGCGTAACCGATAGGGTCAGATTCTTTTAAAGACTCTAAATCCTCTACTGGTTGTTGAGCATTCAGTAATTGCTCCATTGCTTGCAACCGTTCTGCATAAGCATCACGCATATATTTGGCTTCTTCAATAGCTTTTTGTTCTGCCTCTACTGCTTTGCGTTGCTCTGCTACTTGTTGCGTCTTTTTGGTATAGTCAGCACCTTGTTGGGCTAGTGACTTTAGTTCAGTTAAGGTTAGTTCTTTATCCTCGCCGCCGACTTTAACTTGAAACCGTTGTTCGTCTTGGTCTGAGTTAGACTCCTCTGAGCTATCATCGCCTTGCTCTTCTTGTTGCGCTTCTACCTGCTCATTCTCTTGTTCTGGTTGCTCTTCAGCTTGCCCTTCTTCTGGTGCTTCCGATGCATCCATTAAACCTAAGAATGCGTTTTGTGCTTCATTGATAGTGCCATTGCTTTTTGTGTCACTCCCGTTAGGGTTGGTGTCGGTAGTCATTTGAATCTCCATATGCTAGTGCGCCTAGCCACGTTTTATAGATACTATAAAATCTTCCAGCGTTTGGCATTAATCTTGCGGTCATCTGCCATGCCAACTATATGAGCCATTACTTCACGAATAGCCGTTAGCTTTGTGTAAGCATCTTGTCGCTCGTCATAATCATAAAGCGGTGAGTTAGACCACCGTTGCATCTGTAATTCTTCCATCTCTTTAAACACTTCCAAGAAGTTTTGGTCTTGGAGCATATTATTTGCCCACTCTGATTTGGTCATTTATGCACCATATGTTGTGTCAATATCAAAGTTTTCTTCCATATCTTGTGGTTCAGCCTTTATACCACCTTTTACCATTTCATTCAAGCTAGTAATGGCTGACATAATAGCGTTAAGCTGCTCTGTCTGTAGTTTGCCATCAGTTGCTTGTGATTTCATCTCTAGTTCCATCTGTTTCAATTGCAATTCAGCTTCCTTGATACGATACTCGCCCTCAAGTTGCATTTGCTTTTGTTGGAACTCTAGTTCTTTACGAGCATTCTCTACTTGCATTTGCTCACGGTCTAGTTGTAGCTTGGCTTGGTTAGTTTGTGCAGACAATTGAGCCTTCTGTTCTTCTACCCTAGCGTATAACTGTGCTGCCTCAGAGTTGGGGTCAGCAGGTGCTTGGCTTGCTTGTTGCATTATTTGTTGCTCAACCTCTGGTGTAATCTCATTAATGAATGACGTTGTGTCTTTAAAGCCAGCCATCTCAATCATGCGACCAAGAGTACTGCGATATTGCGTTACAGTCACCAATGGGTTGTTAGCACCGTACTTGCCGATGATTTCTTCCTGTTTAGCCATAATCATTTGCAGCATAGCAATCTGTTCTTGGCGGTTACCGTTACCCAAGCCTACGTTGATTGATACATCGTATAGGTTAGACCATTCACGTGGGTCATAAGATACCCATTTTCCACGCATACGGATTGTCTTAGCTTGGTTTTGGTATTTGCATAGCAAGTGCAAGATGCCACGGAATAGTGATTTAACACCTGTTTCAGCAAAGATACGAGCCATTAGCTCTAGCTTACCTGCTGACTGTTGCATCATGGCTGCTACGGCTGTTGCTGTAGTGTTCTGAAGCACGTTAGCATCAAGACCTTGCTGTAGGTCGCTAACACCAGTACGTTTAGCCTGTACACCATCCAAGTATTCCATCATAGGGAATGATTGACCGGCTGTGTTCTGTACGTTTAGCTGCGTTACTGCTGCGTTATTCTTAACACGAACAACACCACCGGCAGTAGACGTTAGCAAGTCATCTAGGTTTACTTGACCCTCTACGGCAGTTACTCGTGCGTTATTAGTTAGATACAAGTTGTCTAGCATCTGACGTAGGATAGTAGACTTGGTTAGTTGCAAGTCCATTGTCCTATCTGCTAGTGACTGACCAAAGAATTTATGTGGAATAGGAATCGGGCATACAGAGTGGAATGGCACATAGTCGCACTCTTCATTAGATAGGATTTGCTCACCACCAATGATAACTCTGCGTAACTCTAGCAAGCCGTTATCGTTTGTGTCTACCTTGATGTAGCACTCAAATATCTCAACCTCTTCCATTGATAAGTCACTAGACTGTCCGTAGTCTGGCATCTCGTCACGACCAAATCGTGCTAGACGCTCTGGTGAATACTCTAAACGGTCACCGGCTGGGATAGTATCAACGATAGACTTCTCGTAACCCATAGCAATCAAGTCACCACGAGCAATCATTCTACGGTGAGCTGTGAATGGTGAGTCCTCAATGGTCTTAGCACGTTTGCTAATTAGGAACTCTTCTGGTGGTACATTTTCAACAGCGATACGGCTGTCATCTTGGATGCGCTCTATCGTTACGTTGTGATTGTTGTAAGGTAAACCATCCATGCCAATAACTAGCTCAGTAACTTGCTTGGTGATTTCCCACTCGCCAGTCTGCATAATCATGGCTAACTCGTCATCGGTTAAGCCTTTGTACTTCTCTTTGATGGTGTCTTTTTTCTCTTCCCAATAGGCTTTAACAACACCGACCTTCTGTAGCAATGCATCCTTGAACCAGTTGTGTAGGATTAAGAAGCCATCGTTGTCTTTATAGAACACCCAGTTAGCCATGTCACTAGCTTGGTCAGCGAGTTCTTCTTCACCATCTTTAGTAGGCTCAAAGCGTACTGCATCCTCGCATGATGTGAATACACGAATCAATTGTGGCAATGCACCATCTACGGCTTCAGCTACCTCACCGGTAACTACTTGGCTGCGACCTTCTACCTCAGTTCCGTATTTGTCACGGAAGTAGTAGTTCATGGCATCAGCACGTTCTTGAACAGTATCGGACTCTAAGTAGCCAATAGCGTTATTGATTTCGTCAGCACATAGTGCCTTTAATTCTTCTTGATTCATCATTATACGACCCATGCCTTATTTTGTTGTAATGGTTTAGACCATGTTGTATCTACTTCTACTAA